TAGAGTTCACAGCTGGCTTCCGTGCTAACGTTACAGCTGACGCTGACCGTGGCGACATTGGCGCCGTTAAGGTTGGTGCTCTCAAGGTTGGTTCTCTGAGCAAGAAGTTTGATGTCATTGTTGACCCTTACTTCCTCAGAAACGTCATCCTTGTCGGTCGTAGAGGTAGTTCTTTCCTCGAAAGCGGCTACGTTTACGCTCCTTACGTCCCACTCCAGACCACGCCAACAATCTTTGGGCCTGAAGACTTCGTGCCTCGCAAGGGTGTCATGACCCGCTACGCCAAGAAGATGGTTCGTCCAGACATGTACGGTCTGGTCATCGTTCGCGGTCTACTTGGCGAGTCTGGTGCTTGATAGCCACTCAGGTTTTTGATAGATAACTCTATCTCAAAACCAAGCCCCCTGTCCTTGTGGCAGGGGGTTTTTGTTTACACTCTCACTATTTATTACGAATAGGAGGCGATACACATGCCCACAAATTTACAACCAGTTTCAGAAACAAGTGCAATAATTTTATCAGTAACCGGATCACCGGGAAATGTAGCAAGTTCTGTCCCATTCGGTGTTTATAACAGTTCAAATAGTTTCTTGACAGGTGCTGCATTACAGGTTAACTTTGTATACAAGAGGCTTGGTGGAGACGTTGTTGATGTCGAGTTGACAGATGCGAATGTCTATGCTGCTTATGAAGAAGCTTGTCTTGAATATTCATATATGATTAACATGCATCAAGGCAAGAATGTTTTATCTGATACTCTTGGAAAGCCAACAGGAACCTTTGATCATCTTGGTGATTCAACAAGTGGTCCATCTGGCGTAAATCTAACATATCCAAAAATTGGATTATCTTATACAAATAATGTTGCTGATGCAATGTCAACAATGGCTGGGTTTGGTGGCACAACACCAATATATTCTGCTTCATTTACTACAGTTGCCAATAAGCAAGATTATGATCTTCAAAGTATCATTTCTTCATCTTCTGCCACTGGCGTTGATGACGCTGGAAATGCGGTGCCTTATGCTGGATTAGTTGGAAACTATAGGGTTGTTATTGATAAAGTTTTTTATCGCTCTCCAATAGCCATGTGGCGCTTCTATGGGTACTATGGAGGTGTGGGTGTTGTAGGCAACTATTCTACTTATGGCCAATATGCAGATGATTCTACATTTGAGATTGTCCCAACATGGCAGAATAAACTACAATCAATTATGTATGAAGATTCACTTTTTACAAGAACCTCTCATTACTCATATGAAATCCTTGATAACAAACTTAGACTATATCCAACTCCAAGAGGCCAAGATAACTTTGCTGGTTATTTAGACAGAGTTTGGGTTAGATTCAGGATTGTCAATAATAGTTGGGAAGAGTCTGGTAATACAGAAACTGGATTAAATGGTGTTAATAACATCAACACACTTCCATTTGATAACATTCCTTATGAGAATATAAACTCCATGGGAAAACAGTGGATTAGAAACTATGCTCTCGCACTGTGCAAAGAAATGCTTGGACAGATTCGTGGAAAGTTTCAGACTGTTCCAATACCCGGAGAGAGTGTGACGCTCAACTATAGTAGTCTTCTTTCTGAGGCTCAAAAAGAAAAAGATGATCTAAAACAGAAGCTACAAGACATGCTTAAAGAAATTGAATATTCTTCTCTTGCAAAGCAAGATCAAGAAATGGTATCTTCAGCAGAGGAAGCACTTCGTCGTTCACCATTACCAATCTTCGTAGGATAAGTCATGAAACTATTATTAGAAAATTGGAGAGATTATATCAGAGAACCGGATGAAGAGAGAGAATGTCTTACACCTGATGCCATATATGATATGGAAATTCGTTCTGACGTTGTTGGAGTTAAAGTTCGTTTGCCAATGGAAATTGACATATCAGAAGAAGAAGCTAAGGAGTTGGGAGATCAGATGCACGATGCTATGGAAGCAATATTAGCAAAGTATTTTGAGGATAAATAAATGTCAGATAATGAATGGTCTAGACCACAAGCACCACCACCTCCGCTCTTTCTTGGTAAAAAAGAAAGAGATCTTGTAAAGCAGGTTAATGATGAACTTATTGAGAAAGTCATTGGTCAGCAGATTTTATATTATCCTATTGATCTTGAGACAACAAACTTTCATGAACTTTATGGTGAAGCAATAGAGAAGACTTTTCTCCCACCTGTTCGTGTTTATGCTCTTGTTAAGTTTGATGATGAAGGAACAATCTATATGGATTCAGTTGGGGTAGATGGTACTTCGCAAATAACCGTTCATTTTCATAAAAGAAGATTAACTGAAGATCAGGATTTATTTGTAAGAGAAGGTGATTTTGTTTTATATGGAGATCACTATTACGAGATTATGAAACTTTCTTCACCAAGAAAGCTATTTGGACAAATAAACGAAACATTTGAAATATCTGCTCTATGTAAAAGAGCAAGAAAGGGACTATTTGATGCTACCTAATAACTTTGACTTTGCACAGTTACCAGTTGGTAAAAACAAATTTACATTAGAAGAGGTTGGGATGTTAGCCTCTCGCATCGAAGATATTGATTATGCAATCATGTCTTGGATGAAAGAAGACCTACAGCTTTCAACTATTACAAATGAAGGGTATAAGAATGTTCCTGTACTTTGGCAGACACCAGAAAGAGCATTTCAAATTAAGAACAACAAAGATCTGAGAGATGGCTCAGAGCATTCTACTGGACCCATTATTCTTCCTGTTGTTACAGTAGAGAGAACAGCGATAACGAAAGACCCTGCAAAAAAAGGTGGTTACCAAGCACATATCTATTCTGATCAAAGAAATGGTCGAACAGGAAGAATGGTTATTGCAAAAAGAATCAAACAAGATAAAACAAGAAACTTTGCTGTAGCTGGTAATCTTAGGACAAACACATCAGGAAATAGACAAAAGTATTTTCCCAGTACAAATAAGAAAGTAGTTATTGAGTATCTGTCTATTCCTATTCCCATCTATGTCAATCTTGATTATAAAATTGTCATTAAGACTGAATACCAACAACAAATGAATCAGTTGATCCAACCCTTCATGACCAGAACAGGACAAATAAATTCTTTTGTGATGAGAAGAAATGGTCATTTATATGAAGCTTTTATTGATGGTGGCTTTAGTCAAAGTAATAATACTGCAAATATGGGTGAAAATGAAAGACAATTTACAAGTGAAATTAAGATTTCAGTTCTTGGATATCTTATCGGTGAAGGCGAAGATGACGATAGACCAATTGTCACAAGACAAGAAAATGCTGTAGAAGTTACCTTCCCAAGAGAAACTGTTGTTCCCGCTGACAGTGATAACTTTTTCATGGACTAATCATATCCTGAAGTGATTTGGAACTAAACATTACTATTTATCCTTAGTTTGATAATGCTTTTGAGCATATTTTTTAAAAGTGAGGATTAACTAATGCCAGTAAAAAACTTTAAATTCGTCAGTCCCGGCGTATTTATCAATGAAATTGATAACTCATTTCGTCCAAGAACTTCAGATGCTATCGGTCCCGTAATCATTGGCCGCGCTACTAAGGGCTTGGCGATGCAGCCAGTTACAGTCCAGTCATATTCCGACTTTGTTACCCAGTTTGGTGATACAGTACCCGGAAATGCAGGAGGCGACATTTATCGTAATGGCAACTATCAATCTCCAATGTATGGAACTTATGCAGCTAAGGCTTTCTTAAATGCAAATGTTGCTCCTGTCACCTATATCCGTTTACTTGGACAACAGACAACCGCTGGTGGGGCAACGACTGGTGATGGAGCGGCTGGCTGGAAGACCTCTGGTTCTGCTGCGGCTGCTGTAGCGGATAATGGTGGAGCTTACGGTCTGTGGGTTGCTCCAAGCGGAAATGTTGCACAAGTTACAGGTACTCTCGCAGCTATCTTTTATCTTGACAGTGGTTACGCACAACTTAGTGGAACTTATTTTGATGGCAATGGTGGAACAGCAACAACTGGTGCAGCTTCTCACTGGATCACAACTGATTCCAACGGTCTTTTCACAATGGAAATCTATAACGATTCTTCAGTTCTTCAGGACAAGATTAAGTTTGACTTTGATGTTCCTAAAGCAACATTTGCTCGCAAGCGTTTTAATACCAATCCGCAGTTGATGACCAGTGATTTTTATCCTTCCGCCTCTGTAAAGAACTATTGGCTTGGTGAAACATTTGAACAAGAACTTCGTGATGGTATTAATGGCACCAATCTAACTACAAGTGACGATCTTGTTGGTATTCTTCTTGCTATCAAAAGTGGTACAAATGCTCCTTCTAATATGAAAGGTCAAGCTTCTCGTGAAGCTGAGACAGGCTGGTTTATTGGCCAAGACCTTGCTGACCCATCAGTTTTTGAGCCACAGGATATGCAAAAGCTGTTCCGTCTAATCGGTCGTGGGCATGGCGAGTGGTTACACAAGCATGCAAAAGTCTCTATTCAGAGAATTAAAAAATCGACTACTTCACTATCTGATTATGGAACATTCTCTGTTGTTATTCGTGACCTTTATGACACAGATAACAATGTTGTTGTTTTGGAGCGTTTTGATAGCTTAACTCTTGACCCATCTTCTCCAGACTACATTGCTCGTAGAATTGGTGATTCTTACATGGAATGGGATTCTTCGGAAAGAAGGCTAAAGCAATATGGTGATTATCCAAATCAGTCTCGATATAACTATGTTGATATGAATGCTGATGTTGATGCAGGAGCTACAGATGCTTCTCTGTTACCATTTGGTTACTTTGGTCCTCCTAAGTTTACAAATGTAACTGATGTTAGCGGTTCTGGCGTTGCTTTCACTAATAGATTTGTTGTCGGTGGAACAAATGTTCCCTCTGGTGTTTCTGATGTTCTCGGTGCCAGTTCGCAAGTTACTGCAAGTCTTCTATTCCCAGAGGTTCGCCTAAGAGTGAGTGCATCTGATGGTGGCTTGTCAGACGAAACAGATGCATACTTCGGAATGCAAACTACTCGTGCTTCCGACAACACCATTCCAGATATCAGTGTTTCTGATGCTCATCGTCTGCTCTATAGTGGATGGACATCCGGTGCGACAGGAACTGAAGAATACGGCTATGTTTTCTCTCTTAATGACTTGACAGCTAGTGCAGGAAGTGATTATTATTACCTCTCTGGTTCTCGCAAGTCCGCTGCTGGTGCTGGTCGTGCTGAGATTACAGCTACAACTATTATTGATGCTGGGCATGACCGCTTTACTGCTCCTTTTTGGGGCGGATTTGACGGATTTGACATTACAAAGCCTGACCCAATGTACAACACTGGAGTTGGCTCCACAGAAGATGCTAGCTACACTTATCACACTTATCGAAGAGCAATCGATACAGTTGCAGATCCAGAGTTCATCAATATGAATCTTCTGTCTGTTCCCGGTTTAACTAAAGAAAGTCTAACAACACATATGATTGATGTTTGTGAATCTCGTGGTGATGCAATGGCTTTGATTGACCTGCCAAATGTTTATATTCCGAATCACGAGCGCTATGAATCTACTCGTTCAGCAAGAATTGGTACAACACCATCTCAAGCAGCCGCTGATTTGAAAACAAGAATTATTGATTCTTCTTACGGTGCAACATTTTATCCTTGGGTTCAGACTCGTGATGCCAATACTGGACAGCTTGTTTGGATTCCACCAACAGTTGCAATGATGGGAGTTCTTGCTTCTTCTGAGCGTTCTTCTCAAGTTTGGTTTGCGCCTGCTGGATTTAATCGTGGTGGTTTAAGTGATGGTGCTGCTGGCATTCCAATCACGAATGTTACAGAACGTCTAACTTCTAAGCAACGCGACACTCTTTATGATTCTCGAATCAACCCAATTGCAAGTTTCCCTAATACTGGAATTGTTGTGTTCGGACAGAAAACTCTACAAGAACGCCAGTCTGCTCTTGATAGAATCAATGTTCGTCGTCTTGTGATTTATCTCAAGAAGAACATCTCCATTCTTTCTTCTCAAATCCTCTTTGAGCAAAATGTTCAGGCAACTTGGAATCGTTTCAAGGCTTTGATTGAGCCTCTGCTGGCTAATACTAAGACTGAGTTTGGTATTACCGATTATCGCCTATTCTTGGACGAGCAAACAACTACACCGGATCTCATTGATCAGAATGTCGTTTATGCGAAAATCATGGTGAAGCCAGCAAGATCGATTGAGTTCATTGCAATCGACTTTGTGATTGCCTCCACCGGGGCATCTTTTGACGATTGATAAACTTGGGGGCTTTTGCCCCCACCCACTATTTATTTTAAAACAGGAGAACCTAAAAAATGTCATTCTGGTCAACTAACTTTGGCGACCCCGCCAACAAAATTAGAGATCCAAAAAGAAAATTTCGATTTACTGTCGAGTTCACAGGAATAAATGCTTCTCAAGGGGGTTCTCTCCTTTGGTATGCTAAGTCTGTTGATAAGCCAAAGTTTACAATTGCAAGCGTAAACCACAAATTCATTAACCATACTTTTTATTATCCCGGTTCAGTGGAATGGCAAGAGATTAATGTTGTTATGGTAGATCCGGTCAGTCCAGATATGACAGCTACTTTCTCAGACATGGTTGTTGCCAGTGGTTACTCTCCACCAGCAAACTCTAACTCTTTAGGCTCTATCTCCAAATCTAAAGCTGCCAGTGCTCTTGGTAGTGTCATCATTACTCAAATTGATGCTGATGGCAAGGCTATTGAAACTTGGACACTTTGGAATGCTTTCTTGACAAAGATGGAGAGTGATGAACTTTCTTACGGAGATGATGAGCTTTCTACTACAACTGTTGGTTTGAGATATGATTGGGCAACAGTTGAGACAGTAGAAGCTTCTTCTGCCACTAATGGTATTGGCGGAAATAGTTTCTTTAATGCTTCCTAATAAGACAATAAAAATGTGAGGTGAAAATTGTCTAGAAATCGTGACCGTCTTGGTGGTACTCAACACCAAGACACTGATCCACCCGCTCAGGGTGGTGGTTTTTCATTTGTAGTTCCAACAGACTTTGTTGATCTACCATCGCAGGGAAAGTTCTATCCTGAAGGTCATCCGTTACATGGACAGGATTCTATTGAAATCCGACAGATGACTGCCAAAGAAGAAGATATGCTTACTTCGAGAACACTTCTAAAGAAAGGCGTTGCTCTTGATAGAGTCATTGCCAGCATTATTGTTGATAAACGAATCAATCCAGATTCTTTATATGTTGGTGATCGTAATGCTATTATCATTTCAGCAAGAGTTTCTGGCTATGGTAATATGTACGAAACTAAGACAACCTGTCCAAGTTGCGGTACAGTACAAAACTATTCTTTTGATCTCAATAATGCAAATATCTACAGTGGAGAAGATGCACAAGATTTTGGAATACAAGCCAATGGTGATGGAACATTTAATGTAAGAGTTCCAAGAACAGGTGTGGATGTTCGATTCCGACTTCTAAATGGTAGAGATGAAAAGTCATTCTTAAATGGAATGAAAAATGAAAGGAAGTCTAAACAAGAACATAATATCACTCGTCAGTTAGCTGCTATTGTTGTTTCTCTAAATGGAGATAGTTCAATGCAGGCAAAACAATACTTTGTTGAAAATGTGCCATCTATTGATTCTCGACATCTTCGATTGGCTTATCGACTTGCAGCACCAAACATCGATCTAACTCAGCACTTTCAGTGTTCAGAATGTTCTCATGAGCAGGACATGGAGGTGCCGCTTAATGCGGATTTCTTTTGGTCTGACAGATGAGTATATGGAGAACGTTTATGAACAATTTTTCTTCCTCAAGTATTCAGGTGGATGGAGTTTTTCTGAGGCGTATAACCTACCTGTAGGGCTCAGAAAGTGGTTTGTCGAACGCCTTCTGAGACAGCTTGAAGCAGAGAAGGAAGCGATTGAAAAGAACTCAAAAGGTGGGGGCAACTCTCAGACCCTCACACCACAAAATCAACCTCCTCCTCCAAAGAATTTGTTCTGATAGTGGGCTGCATATCGCAGCCTCTTATTTTATGTTTTTCACTATTTAATAGATGAAAGAGGGAACTCTAAATGGCACCACCATCAAATAATAATCCACGAGACTATCAAAAAGAAATAGATTTCCAAGAACAACTAATTCAACAATATGAGCAAATTAATAATCAATTAGCTAAAAGACTAACGTTAGAGGCAAAGTTAAAAAAATCTCAAATTGAAAAACAAAAAGCTATTTCAGAGAATAATGCTGCGGAGGTTGCTCAAGCAGAACTAAAAATAGAATATTATAAAAAATTGAGAAATGAGATAAAAGAAACGACATCTGATTTTAATAGATTATCTAAATCTTTTACCAGCATGATTAGTGAAGCAGGTCAACAGAAAGCGCCCGACATTAATAAGATGTTTAATATTGAAAATGCAAAAAAAGGTTTTGGTGACCTCAACATGGGCATTAAAGACTTCAAGGCTGGAACAAAAGCCGCAGTTGCACAAATGGCTGTTGGAGCGATTATAGCATTTGCTCAGGCTATAATAGATTTATCTATTAATCTTGGAAATGCAGAAGTAGCATTTATGAAAGCTACTGGTGCAAATCAAAACTTTGCACGTTCCGTTACAAACTCTTATCAACAGACTCGTCAGTTTGGTGTAGGCATCGATGATATTAGGGACTCTTATGAAACGCTCTATACAACCTTCACAGATTTCACTATGACTTCTCAGGATCAACGAGAATCATTAGCGGAAACTGCTGCTGTTTTAGATAGACTGGGAATATCAAATAAAACATTTGCTGAATCTGTACAGCTTTCAACAAAAGCTTTGGGAATGTCTACAGCCCAAGCAGCACAAAACATGCTTGATCTTGAAAAGTTTGCAGAAAATCTAGGTGTAGCTCCACAGCAGTTAGCTGATGATTTTGCTGGTGCTGGCAATGCTCTTGCAAAACTTGGTCAAGATGGAACACAAGCTTTCAAAGACTTGGCTATTGCTGCTAAGACAACTGGTCTTACAATTGAAAGAATTATTAGTCTTACTGAAAAGTTTGATACATTTGAAGGTGCTGCGGAACAAGCAGGCAAGTTGAATGCTGCTCTTGGTGGCAACTTTGTCAATGCTATGGATCTTATGATGGCAACCGACCCCGCAGAAAGATTTGAAATGATTAGGGATTCCATCTTGGATACAGGCTTATCATTTGATGAGATGTCTTACTATCAAAGAAACTTCTTCAAAGATGCACTTGGATTGAGTGATGCAACAGAACTTGCTGCTTTGATGAGTGGAGAAATGGATCTTGTTGCTGGTGCCACACAAGAAAGTTCTCAGTCACTTCTTGAAGCTGGGCGAAGAGCGCGTGAAATGTCCGATTTTCAAGAAAGATTAAATATACTATTTGCTCAAATGATCCCTATTCTTACACCAGTGATTGATTTACTTTCTGATTTTACTTTGTTTTTATCAGAAAATGCAAAAATGGTAAAAGCAGTAACTGGGGCATTAATCATATTAGCAAGCATTATTGCACTTGTTAGCGGCATTGGAACACCGGGCGGGGTTGCTGGTTTAACACTTGGATTTAGCCTGTTGTTTGATACTATCGAAACCGGAACTGATGATCTAACTTTCTTGGGAGCTATTTTTGGTGGTATATGGGAAGTGCTTTCTGCTGTTGGAGAGGTATTATATGATGTTGCAGTTGGTTTCGGTGAGTTTTTTGGCTTGATTGGGCTAAATCTGGGGGAAATGGAAAATTTAGCAGAAAAAGGTAAATATATTGGTTATGTTTTGGGAGTCTTTTTGGTTGGGGCTTTGGCTGCACTAGCTGCTCCATTCTTGCCTGTGACTGCTGGAGTGGCGGCTTTAGTCGCTGGTTTTTCTGCTCTTGGCGCAATCTTATATAAAACCCGATTCAATCCAGAAAGTTTACATAAAGGATTCGGTGAGACAAGCGATGCTATTACAAA